ACAATGGAAAAACCGTTAATTCTCCAGGAATTATTGCAAGATACGGCACAGCAACATACAACGCTAGTTACTCATTGTTCAGCAATAATTATTGTTATGATTCTAGTGGTGCTGGTGGCACACAAACCTACGGCTATCAAGAACAATCTTCTTCATTAGCATACATAATGGTGGTAGGTAATCAGTTTCCCCTCAATAAATTAGGTCAAGTAAATATTTTATCTACAACAACTGGCTATCAAGGCACGGTTTTTTATGGCACACAAGCGTATTCGGCGACAACTATTACTAACGGAAACCGAGCTGTTGTAACAATCACTACACCTAACGCAGCGCTTGGCGATATGGTTACCGCGTCCTACGATAAAGATTTACAAGGGATTACTATGTTTGGTTATGTCAACGCAACCAATTCAGTTACATTAATTTTATCAAATAACACGGGCGGCAGCGTTACGTTAGCTGCGGGTAACTTTTATGTGCAATCACAAAAAACTTTAATTTCGCCAGCCTATTGACAATTAATGTAAAATTGCTTCAGACTTAAGTTTAATTAGCTGTACTGGCCCAATAGACCAGGGTTCCTTTGGGATAATGATGACCGAGCAAGTTCAAGAAGCCTTAGCGGAAGTAGAATCCGCGCTAGCACCGGAGGTGACGGCCACCACGGACAATGCACAACATGCGCCGGAGGTCGCTGAACAAGCACCAGAGCAGACTGAGGAAAAGCGTTTTACTCAGGCTGAACTTGATGCGATGATCAGCAAACGCCTTGCAAGAGAGCAACGCAAATGGGAACGGGAACAGAAGCTGAGGGCCGCAACGCCCGATATGCCGTCTGGTGATTTACCCGCGCAAGAACATTTTGCTACGACCGAAGACTATGCGGAAGCACTAGCTGAACGGAAAGCAGCCGAATTACTTGCACGACGTGAAGCAGAAAGACAGCGTGCTGAAATTCTTGAGGTCTATCACGAGCGCGAAGAAGAAGCGCGTGCGAAGTACGAAGATTTTGAGCAGGTTGCGTACAACCCACGTCTTCCAATCACGACAGTGATGGCCGAGACGATTCAAGCGTCTGATGTCGGACCAGAGGTGGCGTATTACCTTGGGTCTAATCCAAAAGAAGCCGATCGTATCGCCAAGTTGTCGCCTTTCATGCAGGCAAAAGAAATTGGGAAGATTGAAGCTAAATTAAGCGAAAATCCACCCGTTAGGAAATCGTCGAGCGCCCCAGCACCAATTCAACCTGTTACACCACGGGGTGGCAACGCAAGAATTTTAGACACGACTGATCCGCGTTCAATTAAAGAAATGTCAACGTCAGAGTGGATTGAAGCCGAGCGTCAACGACAGATTAAAAAATGGGAAACTCAAAACCGTATCCGCTAATTTTTTATAAGGAATTATCATGGCAAATAGTTTATTAACCATTGACATGATTACTCGCAAGGCACTTGAAATCCTTGAAAATAATCTTGTCTTAACCCGCAACGTCA